CGATGGGGTGAAGCATGGTTCTAACCTATTAATGCGGTTGAATGAGGGTGAACTTACTCCAGATGCTTTCATTAAAAGGGTAAATGGAGATAGAAGTTTTTAATTCAATACAAATTAATAAAGAACTGAAGTATGATAAATAAAAACGTAAAAATGGATGACCGTACAGACGTTACGGTGGTGGAATTTGGAACAGGTGACATCCACATAATAGGCTTAGACTGGAATGAAGAGAATGCTCATGGCGTTTTATTTTCGGAGGATGTACCAAAAGACGTTACTAAGTGGAACACCGTGGATAATGTAATTAAAAACATATCAGAGGCTAAAAACCCCGTTGTTCTCCGTTTCACTCGCATAGAATCAATAGAACAACTCATAGACTCTTTGGTTGAAGTCAGAAACGCTTTCAAAATAAGAAGGAACTAAAGTATGACACAAGAAAAATTCATTGCATTGTCAAAAGAAAAGGTTGCAAAATTGAATAAAGGTTCAAAAGAAGCAGAGGAAGCATGGAGAGCCGGGTATCTGTATTTAGCAGAACAGTTACGTATCAGCTTCAATAACAAAACGCAACTTTACTTTTTAGAAGAAGTAGAAGAAATTGTCGAGGACTCTTACGAACTTGATGAATTTGAATAACGTAAAACATATTAGATATGAATCAACAGGATTTAGACAAAGCGATAAAAACACTACCATCCCCCGATGATGTCGAGACTGACAGATATGTTGTCTACAGCTTTAGCGCAAATTGTCGATTCATTTTTGTGAAGGAAATCTTTTTCGTCACTCCACAAAAGGTGACATTAGCAATGTGGCGTTTAAAAGATATACAGAAATGATAATTTTAAAATAAAACAAAATGCAGATGGAAGCTAAATTCAAAGTAGGAGAAACTTTAATAATAGTCGATGCTCCCGATGATAACTCGAAAATAGGTAAAGAAGTGGTTGTTATTGACACTTATCATTTCATCCGAAAAAGCAAAGTATCGGCTTCGGCTATCGATGTCTGGGAATATAAAGTAAAAGATAACGTCAGGGTGATAGGATGGATTCCTGAATACCATTTAGAACCATTGACTAAAAATGAGTGATAATGTATACAAAAGATATTTTTGAACAGACCATGATTTCATGTGGGTATGTAATCGATAAGATCGTACGAAACGGAGATTCCCAGGAAGTCCGTAAAGTAGAAGGAAGAGTTAAGATCCCTAAGAAAGTGACTATATCTGGGAATCGACAAACTACTATTGAGGAGAAGAAATTCCGGTGGGATGCTGTTGGGCACTGCTTTTCTTTGCGATCCAATGTCCGGCAACGGAGATATGACCTTCCTTTACAGACAATTGTGGAGTTTAATAAACTGGAAAAAACAGAGAAACTAATGCGATAGCTATGAGAGAGAGTTTGGAGAAATATAAGATTGTTGGTACTCTTTGGATAGATGAATTCTTGTCTCGTCTTGGTCATGAAGAATTTCGCAATTTTGAAGCTCGTGTTAATAATGCTCTTGATAAATTAGGCATCAATAAGTATTATGATATATCAACAGATGTGAGGCCCGAAGACCAAGAACTATTTATAAAATTCTGCTGTCTCTATATATACAAGCATTCTGAATATGAGTTTAATGAAGATTTTACGCAAATATGGAGGAAAGAATCGTATGAACAATGGGAAATGGAAAGAAGAAGAAGAATGGTACGTGCGGGAAAACGCAGGTAAAAAAACACTGGAGGAAATGGCCGAGTATGTCCATCGATCCCCATTGGCCGTTCAACTATTCATGCATCGAAAAAAGATAGTTGTTGGCCAGACAGTAAAACGGAACTTAGTACAAGAGATGTTACGTCTTAAGTTTCGGCATCCGGAGAATTTTTCTCCGACACGGAGATTTTATCGCGAAGTAAACATTAATCAAATGCGGTTTTGGGATATTTACTATGGCCGCAAGCAGATTACGCAACAAGAATATCTTGCACTTTCCGAATATTTTGGACTTACTCTCCAGGAAGCATTCGAGGCAAGACAATTAAGTATGTTTAATGAAGAACAATCATGATAAGTAAAGAGGTAATTGACCGGATTAAATCAGCACTAAACATCGTCGATGTTGTTTCTGAATTCGTCTCTCTAAGAAGAAGTGGATCAAATTTCGTTGGCGTCTGCCCTTTTCACAATGACAGCCATCCTTCAATGTTTGTCAGCCCAAGCAGGCAAACTTATAAATGCTTTGTATGCGATCATAAAGGGGATGTTATTCAGTTTATCCAGGAGCATGAAAACATGTCGTTTGCTGAAGCAGCAGAATGGTGTGCTAGGAAGGCGGGTATTGAAATAGAACATCGAGAGTTAACTGATGAGGAAGTGCGTAAAGTTAGAGATCTCGAGGCGATGCGGATTGCATTGAAAGGAGCGGTCGATTTCTTTCAAAAACATCTCCCTGAAGCGCAAGAATACCTCTTCAAACGTGGATTTCGGTTGACGGATAAGGTTATAAAAGATTTTGCGCTCGGATATGCTCCAGAAGGAAATTTGGCAACTGAAGAAATGTTGAAAGCAGGGTATTCAGAGGCTATATTGACAAAGGTTGATGTTTTAAAGAAGTCTGAAAATGGAAGGGTTTATGATAATTTCCGTGACCGGATAATATTTCCGTTCTTTGACCTGCATGGTAATGTAACCGGCTTTTCCGGGCGTTTTGTTATTCCCAAAGAGAAAGTCGGCAAATATCACAATACCGGTGATACTCCAGTTTTCAAAAAAGGAGATCAAATCTTTGGGCTTTTGCAAGCTCGTGGGGCGATTGGTCGTATGAATAATGCCTATTTAGTAGAGGGACAGTTTGATGTTCTATCCATGCATGCGGCTGGAGTCGAAAATACAATAGCTGGTTCTGGGACCGCACTTACTGCAGAGCAGGTTAGATTGATATCCAAGTTCACGCAAAATATAACTCTTGTTTATGATCCGGATGAAGCAGGTCTAAAAGCTTCACTAAGAAACTGTGAGTTACTTTTAAAAGCGGGCTTAACTGTTCAATGCGTTCTTCTACCTGAAGGAAAGGATCCTGATAACATAGCTACTACGGAAAAGGAAAATACTGCGAAATGGCTGATGAATCGGAGAACAGATTTTGCCAGTTACTTTGCGGATATTTTAGCAAAAGACTTTGATGATCCGGAATCAAAGGAGCAGGCACTGAATACGATCTGCAATTTAATTGGCTGCATTTCTTCAGAAACTTTGCGGTTGAACTATGTGAGGAAGATATCCGCTAAGTTTGAGATTACAACAGAAATTATAGAGCGTAAGATACGTGACGTTATCCGGAATGTGAAGGATGTTCCAAAGATTGAGGAGATGAAACCGGGTGTCTATGGTCTTGAACAAATTCAGGAAATACGTCATGAAGGTGAGCCATGTGTACTTACACCGGACTTTGATTTGTTTTTGAAAATGTATGGAGACACTCCTGTTCTTCTTTTGCATGGAGTTCCATCAGCGACAGATATCCAAGCTATACGTCGGGAGTGTGCCTATTTTACAACAGATAGCCAGGGAATTTCTATAAATAGAGATGGAGATGAATCAGACTATCTTTTAGCATTGACAATGCTTTATCGTGCTGGTCTGACAAACATCACTGTGACTGTAGCTACAAAGGATCAAGAGCAGAATATAGTAGAGGACGATGAAGGGTACGATCGGGATGAGCAGCGAAAAGACAAAACTTATACGTTTATAAAATACTATGTGCATTTGCATGGGTTGTTCTTGATTCCTTATTTTGGAGAAAAAACACCATTTATTGAACGTTGTGCAGACTTGATCAGCTATGCTGAAGATTCAGTCCGGGTGGTTAATGCTAAATATTTCTATGATAATCTTTCGCTTAGTAAGACTGATTTTAATGAAATATTAAAGCCTTATTTGGCTAAACGAAAGTCCCGTATGGCAATCAATGCCCAACGTACAGATGACGATGATGAAGATTACGATCCGAATGAACTACCTGGATATGTAGATGACAATCCGGAATACAATGAAATGTATCGTCAATGCGGGTTTTATCCAAAGTTAAACAAAGATGGAGAGCCTGTATGCTATATGTTCCGGCAAGAGAAAGGCGGGCATCAACAAATAGCAGATTTCTTCATGACTCCTTTACTTCATATTTATTCGGATGATAAGGAGGCCAATAAACGAGTTCTCAAGATAAATCGGAGATACTATAAGACTCCACTTTATATTGAGGTTCCATCCAGGGCACTGCTAAAGAAAGCAACCATTGAAGAAGAACTGATTCAGCTGGAGGCTGTAAACTTCACGTCCGGAGAAGAAAAACACTGGACTAAGATCCGAGAATATATGTCCCGGCACTTTATCACCTGTTCAGAAATCCTAACCTATGGAAATCAGCAAGTCGATGGGGCTTCACGCCGGGAAGATAATATGTTTTTCGCTTTTTCAAATGGGATATTTCATGTCGTAGATGAACAGCCACGCTTTGAACCAGTCAATGAGCTTGGTGTTGTGACACATAACAAGAAGAACTATTACCTTCCTGCATTTTCTACCATATATGCTGGATCCGGACGGCAGTCTGAAAAATATGAGCTTATTTCCCAGTTAGTCTATAAGGATATTCCGGCCGAGAAACAATGTAGTTTTGAAAAATGGGCCTCTTTAATGGATCAGGTGTATAAAATCAATGATAATGGTAAATGGGGGATTCTATTTGCTATAATGTGCGCATTTCGTAGTAATATACACTGTATCGACCGTTTGTTTACAGCTCCTTTCTTTATGGGGCCTATGTCTTCAGGAAAAACGCAAATAGCAATTTCTATTCGCTCTTTATTCATATCTCCGAAAGTGCCCATTTTTAATCTAAATATTGGTACAGACGCTGCGATGTCTACTTTGATGAGCACCTTCAGAGATGTCCCGGTCGTCTTGGATGAGTATAACAATAAAGATATATCGGATGTTAAGTTTCAGGCGTTGAAAGGAATTGTTTATGATGGAGACGGTCGGCAGAAACGAAAAGGTACGTCCGGAAAGGAAATTGAAAATGATAAGGTATATGCTCCTGTAATTTTGTGCGGGCAGGAAACGCCGCAAAGGGATGATAATGCACTAATGTCCCGCATTATAGTATGTGAGGTTCCTAAGCCTAAAAACCGTACACAAGAGGAGGTGGATGTGTATAATCAGCTTAAGGATATTGAGGATCCTAACAAAATAGGTTTGTCGAATGTACTTTTGAAGATATTGAAACTTAGGCCACTAGTCATGGAGCATTTCAGAGCACTCAAGCAGCAAGCCTATGATGAATTGAAAGTAGAACTGTACAATGTCGGTGAGATAGATCGCTTGATGAAAACAGCCTCACTTTTTTTAGCGACGTGTAAACTGATCGAAAACCATACTTCTATGAAGCTGCCCTTTTCCTACCAAGAATTTTTCAAAATTGCTTGTGCCAAGATTAAGTTTCAGGTTGAGTTGATTAGTAAGACTGATAAGCTCGCTAGTTTCTTCAAAGCAATGGATGTAATGATCGATACAAAAGCCATAATGGAGAACAGAGATTTCGCTATTGATACTCCTGATAAGATAACTGTTAAGATGCCCGGGGGAGAGAAGAAGGAAATTACATTTCCTGCAGGAACTAAAATCTTGTTTTTGCGCTTAGGTGCTATTTATACACAGTTTGCCCGGAGTTCTTATAATAATGAAGATTCAACACAATCTACCATCGAACAGAACCTTCGCTCACATCCAAGCTATATTGGATGTGTTCATGCTCGACGCTTTAATTGGCATGAAGTTGTAGAGGTACCGAGAGGGGGATATGAAGATAGCGGTGTGAATGAGGGCGCAGCGGTTGATAATACTATGGTTCGAAAGATTGAGAAGAGGTTTACTAATTCTAGCTGCATTGCTTTAAACTATGAAATATTCCAAGAATTGTATGATATTGATTTGCGACGTTCCAACAGTGAACTTGCTCCTGAATCTGCTGACCAAAACAAGCAGCCTTTACCATTTTAGTACGATGTGTTACCTGATTTATACTCCTCCGCTGATCCCGTCAGTCGAGGAGTATTCTTTTTATAATAAAGCGGACATTTCAATTTGTAATCAACTCTATCATTTATGTTTGTTAGCCTCAATCCCCCGGCCCCCCTGAATTTAAAGAAATGCTAAACAAAGAGATGCTAATTTTGAAAAGATAATTTTCAAAACATAGCGTCCAACAGTCCAACAGTCCAACAGTGAAATACTTTTTTAAATGTAAATGCCTGTAGTATAGTAGTATATATCTTATTAAAATAGTATATATATATACAACATTGCTGTTGTTCGGTTGGACGTTGTTGGACGTGTTGGATTTGCAGTTTTCTACGCTCCAACATAATAAAATAATAACCCGTCCAACAAAATGCCACTTAAAAGCCTTATGTTGGATGTGTAGGACATAGTCCAACATTAATTTTATCTCATGCCAATAATTTAAAATGCTGATAATTAGATTAGTATTCCTAGGATAATAGAGGGTGTTGGACGGTTGGACAGTTGGAAGCAAAAAATAATAAAAGTATTTCAAAAATATCCTTTGACTGAAAAGACTATGATTACGACTAGTATTAATATTGAGCCGTATTTGGCTGAATACATGTATGGAAAGTATAATAATGGTTCTGAAGAAGCATTCAGAATACCGGACAATACTGATCTCTATCATATCATTTGGACTTTAATGGCCAAACGACAAAAAAATCAATCG